TGTTAACGCAGTTGAGAATGCTGGTGCTATAAATGAAGGTGGAGAGAAAAAAGTTTGGTTTAATGGTAAGAAAGGTGATAGTACGAAAGTAGCTTTTGTTGAAAACTTCTCGGCAGTTAAACGAGAGTACTGTGTGGCATTCGGGCTTTTTAATGAAAGAATCACAAAATACGGTGGTATGACACAAGAGGTTAGAACTCGTTGGAAGAAACAAGGTGGTAAGCTTTCATTCCTTGAGAGTGCTAAGTGCAAAGAGATTAAGAGTTCTAAGCACCCACCAGAATTACGGAATCAAATAAAGGAAAGTAAATTACTTTTGTATAAACTATATGGAGAGGAGAGATATCAATGGGTAAACCAATTTTAAATCGAGAATGGTCGAACATAGAACTGAAAAAGTTTGTTGGTCTTTTTAAAGGTGATATTGTTAATGTGTCAGCTTGGAAAGATAATGACAAAAGTAACTGTTGTTATAGTTATTATTTTAGAGGATGTAAAAGCTATACGCTCACTAACTTTAAAGAGGACTATCGTGGTTTTCAAGGTAGAAGTGGCGAGATAGAATTAGATTTAGAAAAACCATTAGATTCTAAATTGTGTGGTGCTTTTGATACTGTTTTTAATCACACTACGCTTGAGCATGTCTATGATTGTCAGAAAGCGTTTGAGAATATGTGTGCGATGACGAGAGATACTTTAATAATTGTCGTGCCTTGGTTACAAGAACACCACCCCGCTACGAATAAGGCTTATTTGGATTATTGGCGGTTTTCAAGAAACGCAATGGAGAGAATGTGTAAAGACCAAGGATTAGAGATTCTATATTTATCAGAAAATAAAGATGCAAATAATTGTATTTATTTATTTTTAATAGCTAGTAAGCAACCAAACTTATGGAAGGATAAAATTAAACAGGAAAATGTTTAAAGCATACTATAACGCTAAGCGATTCAAGTTCCTTGATAAGAAAATGAGTGAATGGCGGACATCAGGTTTTATGAAACATCTTGGGCCAGAACATATAAGAAAGACAATGAGTTTTCATGGACAGAATGGTAATTTCTACATAGATAGTTCTGATGGTGTTAATGAAGATTTAGATATTAAGGAATATTGTGGTCGTGTATTACAAATAATAGAGGAATGTAATGGCAAGAGATTTTTAATCTTTAAAACTTCTTATTCTAGAGAGAAGACTCATGCGATTGAGAGATTGGCTCAAGAGCATGGCGGAGATGTAGTTCCTTTTTTTATAATGTGTTACTATCAGGATTTTTATGACCATGCTAAATATCCAAGAGAGAGTTTAATCAGAGGAAAAGAAATAGTTAAAAAGAAATATGATATTGGATTTTGTGCTGGACTTAAACCTTATAGATTTCCAAAACCAGCATTAGATAATAAGTTGGTATCATGGATTGATAAGTGGTATTTTGGGATAGGAGATGGGGAGTATAATGGCTATTATAGTTTAAATACAAGACAAGATTTATATGACAAGTTAATAGTTAGCAGATTCAAGTTCTATCATAATCACAAACTGAGTTTCAATGATTATATAAAAAAGAGTTTTGAATGGAAGGTATGCCTTAATCCGCCAGGCATTGGGGAATACTCAGCTAGAATATTAGAGCATTCAGCCTTAGGGCAAGCAGTTGTTTTACGAAAAAGTAGTTATGATAATGCTATCAGTTATAAGAAGTATTACCCAGAAGTAGATTTCAATAAATTTGGTTGGGAAAGAGATTTGCAAGCAATAGTTAATGATTATGAGTACTGGGAAAGAAAAAGTGCTGAGTATTATAAAATGGTATATGATTCACCGACAACAATTACTAATTATATGATGGAAAAATTAGAAAAGTATAAAATCTTATGATATGGAAAATAATAAACTAACAGAATTACAATTAGAGTTAAGTATAAAATGTAACTCAAATTGTGTTATGTGTCCTCGTGATAAATTGACAAGAAGTGGTAAGCCAGGATTTATGAGTTTTAAGATTGCCAAGAGAATAATTGATGAATCTTATAGCATGGGAGCGAGACTTCTTAAACCACAATGGTTCGGTGAGCCATTATTGTCGCCTGACTTTGATAAAATAGTTAAGTATGCGAAGGATAAAGGTATGAATATATTGCTTGTTACTAATGGTTCTTTGCTTGATGAAAAGAAACGTAAATTTATTTTAGATAATTGTGATAAGGTTTGGTTTAGCATTGATTCACCAGATAAAGAAGAATATGAAAAGATTAGGCGCGGATTGAGTTTTGATAAAGTTATTGAAAATTTACACAACCTAAAGCTTGATAGGGATAAGGCAGAAATTAAAATGGATATTTGGGTAACAGGTGTTAATGTTAATGGGAGTGCAGATAAGTTAGAAGAATTTTTTAAGGATAAATGTGACAGAGTTTTAGTTAATAAAATGATTGATTACAGTAAAGAAGTTAATACTGCAGACTTTAGAAAAGTTAAATGTAAGCATAATGTTGGTAGCAGGTTGGTTGTTGGCTGGGAAGGAACGCCATACCTTTGTTGCCATGATTGGCTTGGCGAATATCCACTTCCAAATTTACAAGCTAGACGAATTAGAGATATTTGGTATTGTTGTAAGCGAAAACAACATTTAAGAAATTTGGATGTATTACAAATATGTCAAAAGTGTATGTTATCATCAGAACAATGGACGAAAAAACTTTGCCTGATTGTATTAAGGCAGTTGAGGAGAGAGGTTTTGAATATTATTTAGTTAATGGTTATATACCATTAGAAAAAGCGTCAAGAAGGACATTAGAGGTTGGTAGTTTAATGAAAGCTTATGATTGGATATTAGCTTTAGACGCAGATGTTATTTTAACTGCTTCTAAAAAAGAGATTGAAGATTATTGTAGTGAGATGGAAAGACTACACAAGAACGAAAATTTATTCTCATTTACTGTAAAGATTGATGATACTAAGCGAGGAGTAATTGATGGCGTTCATTTCTTTAGGCAGAAGTATTGTAGTAAGGCTTGGAATTATGCTATTCAAAGAGTATTTGGTGGTAAAGTTTCTCGTAAAGCTGAAAGCGAGATGGTTTACTGGCTACATAGATATAAAGGTTTAAAGAGAATGGTTAAAGGCAATAGAAAATTTATAGTAGGTAAACATATTTGGGAGGAGAATAACAAATGAAGATAGTAATTTTACTTCCACACTTCGGAGTATTCGGAGGAGTCAGACGGTTCTTTGAAATAGGTAATATCTTGACTGAAAGATTCCATGATGTGATTGCTTACCAAACTGATTATAGGCATAAATATAATAAGGATTGGTTTCATTGTGATTTTCCTAGAGAGCTTTATCCTTATGGTAAAAAGATTGAAGCAGATATAGTTATTACTGGAGACTCAAGACGACAAGGAGCTTTTAATGAGATTAAAGCCAAGAAGAAATATGTTTATATCATTAACAATCTACCTGAATATATAGAACAATATAAAGCTTTTAGAAATTGTGAATTTATTGCTAATAATATTGAATGTGCTAAAGAATTTTCTAGATGCCAATTAGTTGTTGGTGGAGTAAATACAAATCATTTTAGAATAACACAAAAGAAAGATTGGGATGCTAAAACTTTAAAAGTATTATTCTTTGGTAGATTTAATAAAGAGCAAAAGAATGCTGACCATATTTTAAGACAGTTGAATGAGGCATCTAAGTTTGTGCCGTTAGAAATTTCTAGCTTTGACGATGATAAACATAAAAGGTCATTAACACAATATCAGCCAGACCAAGATGAGTTAGTTAAATTATATAATGACCACCATATTTTTATTAGTTGGGAGAAGTAGGGAGGTTGGGCTAATTGTGCGGCTGAAGCGACTGCTTGTGGTTGTGCTTTAATAACAAATGGTAATATCTGTCCTTGGGCAGTTAATAATAAGACGGCAGTAGTTACTGACAATATAGTTGAAGCGATAAGAGATTTAGCTAACAATAGAGATAGGATGAGAACGATTGCTGAAGAAAGCTGGGTTGAAATTCAAAAATATGATTGGGAGAAAGTTTGTGATAAATTAGAATTAATTTTTAAGCAATAAATTATGAAAGCATTCGTATTTTCAATCGGAGAAAAGACAACTGATGTCTGCCAATGGTCGTTAGATAGATTAGGCTTTGAGACTGTTTTACTTTATGACCCTAAGACTACTCTATCACAAAAGTATGAGCAGTTTTTGGATATGGCGCAAGGAGAGAAGTGGGTTATTAGATGTGATGCTGATTTAATCGTACTCCCAAAATTTAAAGAATTATTAGAAGAAGCGTTTAAGTCTGACCCGAATGAAGAGATTTGGTGGTGGAATTTTAGATCATTTGATTTTATACATTATTCTCAAAGTCACTCTGGTCCTAAAGCTATGAATCATAAAGTAATAGAAGCTGGACAGAAATACAAGAAGAACTTTTTTAGAGAAGTTTTAAGACCTGAGAGAGAATTTTGGAATAAAGATGAACTTAAGAATCCAAGACGATGTAAGGTTGTTGAAGGCGTAGCTAGTTTACATGGCTTTAAGCAAACGCCTGAGTATTATATTCGAGTCAATGAGATGAAGAAGAAACGAGGGCAGTGGCAGAAATATGACCACGAGTTAATAGATAAATTAAATAATTTATAAATTAATAAAAAATGTATGGAAGAATTTGAAAAAAGAAGACCAGCACCGATTGGAAAGGCAATCGACATTATAGTTCCTTGGTGGAATAATAATGAGCTGACTTTAAAGTGTTTGCAAAGTATTGCAGACAAAACGACTATACCTTATCGCGTGATTTTAATTAATAATGCTTCTGGTGATGCACAAGAAATATTAGATAAAGTCAAATATATTATTTGGCCACAAAATCTTGAGATTATTCAGAATATAGAAAATGTGGGTTGGGTAAAGGCAGTCAATCAAGGATTAAAGAATTTTTTGAAAGGTGAAGCAGATTATGTAGTGATGATGAATAATGATACGGAAGTTGTAAAGGGTTGGTTAAAAACCTTGAAAGAAAAAATGGATAGTGATAATGAACTTGGTTTAGTATCGCCATTAGTTGATGCTAAAGACCAAGATATTTATTGGGAAGCATTTCAGAAGGAAAAGGATAATAAATATATTAGCTTTATTCCATTTGTTTGTGCTATGACTACAAGACAAATAGTTAAAGAAGTTGGTTTATTAGATGATAAGATTGAGAATGGAATGGGTGATGATATGGATTATTGTATTAGAGTTAAGAAGATGAGTTTTCATATTGGAGTTGCTAAAGATATTGTTATTCATCACGAACATGGAGCAAGTTTCAGTAAACTAGAAAACTTAGAAGAATTGAAAAATAAGAATAGAACTTATGTTAATAAAAAGCATGAGATAAAAGAAGGAATGGAAAATGACCCAAGATATTTAGTTTAATTCTAATACATTAGAAACTTATGGATAAACCAATTGATAAAAATAAAGAAGAGTTAGAAAAAAAGATAATTGAAGAAAATATTAAAAACAGAAATTCATTAGAAAAAAAAGGAACCGTTATTGTTAATTCTGGGTTCAATGATGAGATGATGGAAAATATTTTCTTTAAATTAGATAAAATGATTAAGGATAATAATATAAAAGAAATTAATATTTATATTAATAGTAATGGTGGTTATATAAGTTCATTATTCCCATTAATTGATTTAATTAATAGTTCTAAAAAGCAAATCAATACAATTGTGCTTGGTAAGGCATATAGTGCAGGAGCAATATTATTAATTTGTGGACATAAACGAAAAGCTTTTGAAAATTCAGATATCTTGATACATGAAATTGCTTATGATTTAGGATACCAGAAGAATACACAAACTAAAAGTTATGTAAAATCGTCTGATTATTATAATAAAGTTTTAATGGACGTAATAAAGCAGAAAACTAAAATGACAACTGACCAGATTAAACATTATATGGATTCAAATATTGATGATTTCATGACTACGAAGCAAGCGTTGAAACTTGGAATAATTGACGAAATAATTAAATAATATGGATACAATAAAAATCTTCAATTATCCTTGTTAGGAAGACTGATACTTATAAGAAAAATTTTAAATATCAATAATAATAAAATTTGTTTATGACAAATGAAAAGGAAAACACGGTGGGCTTTGTGCCAATAAGGATATTCAATTATCCTTGGCATATCGCCCACCAATGATTCAATACGAATTAATGAAGATTCCTTGCACTCAATGGACTTGGCTTATTCAACATAGACGAGGATATAATCAAGGACCAAGGGGTGATATGATTGGAAAGTTTGGCATTAAGGAAGTTCCTCATTATGAAAAAGGTAAGTATGATATAGCTTTATTACATCTTGACCAGCAATGCTTTGATGACCAGCTATGGGAACGAGGTAAAGGTAGCCTTTATCGAAATGTTAATTCGGTCATAAAAGATATACCAAAGATTGTTATAATGCATGGCACACCTTATTATCCTGAGAATTTTGTTTCTGATATTAATGATGATAATTATAAAGAGAAGGGTTATACTAAAGACCAGATTGGTATGTCGAGTGAGTTGATTGAGAGATGTAAGAAAGCTGTTGGTGATAATATAATGGTTGTTAATTCTTTTCAGGCGGCAAAACAATGGGGACATGGAATTCCAATATGGCACGGACTTGACCCAGATGAATGGTTTGATTTACCTAAAGAGCCGAGAGTGGTAACCATGCTTAGTCCTGGTGGATTAGATAAATATTATGATAGAACTTTTCACAAAGTAGTGAGAGAGTTGCTTTATGAGAAAGATATTGTTCACGCTCAAATTACAGTTGATGCTTGTTTTAAGAATTGGGAAGAATATAGAAGATTTCTTGGTAGAAGTTTGATATATTTTCATCCAATGAGAGAAGCTCCAATGAGCAGAGGTAGAACAGAGGCAATGATGTCTGGTTGTTGCGTTATTACAACTAATAATCAAGATGCTGATAAGTTTATTAAAGATGGCGTTAATGGCTATTTTTGTAAACGAAATCCATCTCATGTTGTTGAGTTGATTGAGCTTTTAATGAAGAATTATGATAAAGCAGTTGCAATAGGACAAAAAGGTAAAGAGACTGCGATTGAAAAATTCGATATGAAAAGATATCAAGGCGAGTGGATTGATGTAATTAATAGTGTTTTAGAAAAGCATGGCTCTAAAAAGAGGATAAGATTATGAGTGAATATAAAGGTAACTCAATACAAGGCTGGATGAATGACGCTGATTTACAATGGCTCTATGAAACCGCAAAGACAATGGATAGTATAGTTGAGATTGGTAGTTGGAAAGGTAAAAGTACTCATGCGTTATTGTCTGGTTGTAATGGTCAGGTATATGCAGTTGATACTTTCTTAGGTAGCCCAGATGAAATGAAATATTACAAGGAAGTAGCGACTAGAGATATACATAAAGTATTCATGGATAATGTAGGTCACTTTCCAAATCTAAATGTGATTAAGACTGATAGTATGTTCGCAGCTAAACGTTTTAAAGACAATTCAATTGATATGGTCTTTATAGATGGTTCGCATGTTTATGATGAAGTAGTTTCAGATATTAAAGCATGGTATCCAAAGGCCAAGAATCTTATTTGCGGACACGATTGGACACGTTCTGATGTTAGAGAAGCTGTAAGAGATACTCTAGGTACTAAAGTAGAATGTGTTAAGGGTGGAATAATTTGGTCAATAAAAAAAATATGAAATTAAAAAAAAGTCATAGAGAAAAATTAAGACTAGCTAGACGTATGATGACTGGGAAAGAAATAAAAAGGCGTGTTGCTCCATTTCAATCTAAATGGTGGGAAGCTAGAAAAATTACAAAGGCTAACAATAAAAATAACTTAAAAAAAGAACAAACAAGATTAGCTAAAGATGTGATTGAAGAATTAGAGCCAGGAAAAACATATAAAGCAGTTGCCCATACAAGCAACGCTGAAATAATTAAAAAAGATTTATTATTGAAAAAATTATGGAAGAAAATAAAAAAACCACGGCAATCTTAAGTTTCGAGAAATATCATGGAAGACGAAACATAGGTAGTTCACGAATAAGATGTCATTGGCTTCTAAAATATTGGGACGAGGCTGAGGAATTTGTGCAGGGTGAAAAATATGATTCAATAATTTATCAGAAGGTTTATTGGCCAGAACATGCTAAAGCTTTTGATGGAATAAAAATTCTTGATATTTGTGACCCTGATTTTTTAAATTTTATTTATCAGACAAAAGAAATGATAGATGAAGTTGATGCCGTAACCACTTCAACGGAAGTGTTAAGAGATACTATTCAAAGATTTACTAAAAAACCAGTTGTGCATATCCCAGACAGACTTGAGTTGGATTATCACATGGATAGAAAAGACCACAATGGGCAAGGACGAGCCAAGACTTTAGTTTGGTTTGGTTATTCGTCAGGGTTCCATTTACTTAAAGCTTGTTTATCAGATATTAGAAAACATAAACTTAATTTAATTGTTATTGCAGATTCTGGGTTTGTTTTGCCAAGTAATTTTCTTCCACCACGAGATGAGCCTCCAAAAGATAATAAATTTTATATAGAAGTTACTAATTATCCTTGGAAGTTAGAGACTGTTAATAGAGATATTGTCAAGGGTGATTTTGTCATTAATCCAAGGTCTCAGGAAGGTAAATGGAAATATAAGAGTAACAACAAAACTTTAACCGCTTGGGCGTTAGGTATGCCAGTTGCTCATAATGTTAGTGAATTAAAGAAGTATTTAGATGAGGATATGAGAGTTGAGGAATCAAAAAAGCGGTTAAAAGAAATTAGTGAAAAGTGGGATGTCAGACAGTCCGTTGAAGAATATAGAAAGATTATTGATGAAGTTAGAGAGAGTAGAGGTGCTGGAAAGGTAGTTGAAGAGGAAAAGCAGTATATCTGGATTTGTCCTAGAGACTCTTGTAATTCTAGTATACTTAAGACAAAAAAACCGTTTTTGATGGATGGTATTTTCAAGTGTAAAAGTTGCAATCATATATTTAATTCTGATGAGTTGTTGAAGGCAAACATACAAAATCTGAAAAGTTATGTTAAAAGTAAGGAAGGCCTTGACAAGCTATTATAAAATACTATATAATAAAGGTGAAAATTAATAAGGCGAATAATGTTCTGCTTGACTACGGTCACAGAAAACATTAAGCACCTACTCATACGTGAGAAATGCTAACACTTTAGCTTAATATAGCTAGAGAATATGTTGTTTTTTTACGTCGTAGGTGCTTTTTTTAAACATAAATCTTTATTCACATATGAGTTTTTTAGGAAATTTATTTAACTTCCGCCAAAAAGCGGATGTAACACCCACTACAAGGGTAAATCCTACTGGCTATGAGACTGCGTCTTATGGTTACGCTGGATTGTCCACTGATAAGCAGGCAGACTATCTGAAAGAAATGAAAGGATGGGTCTATACTTGTGTGAATGCGATTTCTGATGAAATTGCGGCAATAAATATTAAATTATACAAAAAATCAGGTGATAAGATAGAGGAAGTTACAGAACATCCTATCCTAGACTTACTTTATAAAGTAAATGATTATACCACGAAGTTTGACCAATTTTGGCTAACATCAGCTTATTTAGAATTGGTTGGTGAAGCTCCGTGGTTTTTAGAAAGAACGGGTAAAGAAATTACTGGAATCTTTTTCTTACGACCAGATAGACTTGAGATTATACCAGATAAAAAAACGATTATTAAGGGTTACAAATATGATATCGGAGATGGTGAGAAGATTGCTTTAAAACCAGAAGAAGTTATTTTTCTAAAATATCCTAACCCAGTCACGCCATTAAGAGGTCTTGGAACACTTGAAGCTGCGTCTAGAACTGTGGATGTGGATAACTATTCAGAAGAATGGAATTGGCGATTTTTTAAGAATAATGCTACTCCAGGAGCGGTATTGACTGTGGATAATCCACAAATGTCTGAAGAGCAAAAAACAAAATTAAAGAAAAGTATTAAAGAAAAGTATGAGGGAGTCGATAAGGCTCATCAAATTATGGTTTTATTTGGCAAGATGGATATGAAACCTTTTGGTTTTAGTCAAACAGAAATGGGCTTTGAGGCACAGCAAAAAATGACTAGAGATAAGATTTTAGGTATGTTTCGAGTACCTAAAGCTATTGTTGCCCAGACAGAAGGAGTTAATTTTGCCTCTGCCAAGACATCTCAATATACATTCGCTAGATGGACAATTAGACCGAAGATGGAAAGAATTATTCAGCAACTTAATGAGTTTCTTGTGCCATTATTTTCTGATGGTGAAAATCTTTTTTTAGATTATGAAAATCCAATTCCTGCTGATGAAGAAGCTAAGTTAAATTATTATGATAAAGCTTTAAAATCTGGTTGGATGTCAATTAATGAAGTTAGACAAGCAGAAGATATGCTTCCATTAACTGATGGTGGAGATAGTATTTATATGCCAATGAATGTTTTGCCTATTGGAGAAACACCAAAACAGAAGTCTGCGGTTGTTCATAATACTAAACGTTTAACTCATTTACATGCTCGAACTAAACTTGAAAGAAAAGCTAATGAGGAAACAAAAAAGATATTAGAAAAGACAGAAAAAGATATTAAAAATGAAGTAAGAAAAGGTTTAATACTTAAAGAAGATTTAAAAAAAGGAATAAAAAATGTCATCAAAAACAAGACAATTGACAAAGCAACAGAAGCAGAGACTTTGGGAGATAGCACTAAAGCTAATGGTCAATTATGCCCGCCTTTTAAAGATAGCAATGGTAAAGGTATTCGAAGCGGAGAGAAAGATAACTCTAAAAAGACTAAAGTCTCAGAAAGCGATAAAAGCAATTAGCATTGATGCGATTCTTTTAAGAGAGAAACAGGAAATAGAAAGAACAATGTCTGAAGTGATGCCAATACTTGAGGATTTATTTGAGAATAGCGAAGATGAGGCATTTGATTTACTTAGTGTGGGATTAGAAGGTGATGCGACTACTCCTGCGGCTGTTAGTATGTTGAATAAAGAAGTAATACAGTCTTCAAAATCTGCTACAAAGACAACAAATATATTGATTCAAAACCAGTTAATATCAGGTATTACTAAAAATGAAACTCTTTATGAATTGTCGAATAGGGTAGAAGATGTTTTTACTAGTGCTAAAAGAAGTAGAGCTGAATTAATAGCTAGGACAGAGAGTGCAAGAGTTAATGGTGCGGCGACAGAACAGGCTTTTATAGATTCAGGAGTTGTAGAAGCAAAGCAATGGGTTACTGAGGCAGGCGCTTGTTTCGTGGCTGGTTCACAAATTCTTAAATATGAGAATGGAAAAGTTAAAAGCGTAGGAATAGAAACTTTAAATGCAGGCGATAAGGTTATTGGTTCAAGTGGAAAACCCCAGAGAGTTCTTGCTATTAAATCGAAAGTTTATAGTGGAGATATTGTTTACGGGGCGGGGTTTGCGGCAACGCCAGAACATAGATTTTTAACTGTTGACGGAAGTTGGAGGGCGATAGGCGAGTATGCGATTCAGGCAAACTTTAGGAGTATTCTTAATTTCTTTATCGGTAAAACGAAGAACATTGTAGCCACATTTCAGAAGATATTTAGTTTGTCCTTTATCTTTAGAAGCTGTTTTAGGTTTAGAGTGCCAATATATTCCATCACAGAAAATAATCAGATTCCAATCCTTGATGAAAAAATCAACAACCCACTTGTCGTAAAAAGAGATTTGCTCTTCAAAAAAGATATTTTCGCTTCTGAGCAATTTAGCCATAGCAATTTCAATGTCTGTTCTTCCCTTAATGTTTTGAAGGGCGACGATATTGCAGTGCATAGAGCAGTAGTTGAATTTCAACCCGATATGGGTATTAACTCTGCAAGGATGTTTAAAAAAAGTTTTACCACAAGTATTACAAATAACTTTAATCTTGGGCTTATAGTTGACATTGTTAATTCCTTTATGAGTAGAACCAAAGTATTTTTGACGACAAGAGCTAGAACAAAATTTTTGTCTACTGTTTCTTACCGCACTCCATTTACCTTGAAAAGTTTTTTTGCACCACTTACAGCTCACAGGGGCGAACATAGGAATGAGCGGATTCTTCTGTTGGGCAATATTTTTACAGGCTCTACTACAAAAACTAGCATTTCGTTTAATATCTCTTGGAAATACCTTAAAGGATTTATTACATATTTTGCAGTGAATGTATTTAGACTTCATAAACCTATTATAACACACCTGATTCAATTAACCAATAGCTACTGTGGATATGTATATGATATTGAAGTAGAGAATGACCACTCATTTGTCTTAACTTCTGGATTTGTTGCTCATAATTGTGAGTTTTGTGCGGCTTTAGAAGGAGCAACAGCACCACTTGGAGGTAATTTTTATGATAAGGGTGACACATTAACTGGTGTGGATGGTGGAAAAACAACTTTTGATTTCGCTGAATTACCATATCAGCCTGTCCATCCCAATTGTGTATGTAGTATTACACCAATTTTAATAGGAGATGAGCAACCTACCCCAGATGGATTTACAGTAGGTGCTAGACATGAACCAGAAATGACATTCACTGGTGATACTTTGAAAAAGATAAGTAGATTAGATAATGAGATAAAAATACAAACCAGTCAGATAGCCGAATATCTTGATGGCACAAGCAAGTTGACAAGAAAAGAAGTGCTTACAATAGCTAGAAGTAGAATAAAAAATGGTAGGGTACTTGCTAAGTTTAATACAATGGATAGATTACCTGATAGAGTTATTAGAAATCGAAGAGAGCGGTACATTAAATACATAACTGATAAGAAAAAAGTATTAACTGCAAAACAACTAGGAATGGATAAACAAATTATATTCACTGGTGGTATTCCAGCTTCAGGTAAGAGTAGTATGTTGAAGGGTATAGATAAAAGTAAGTATGTTTGGCTGGATAGTGATGCTTTTAAAGTAATGACTCCTGAATATCAAAAGTTTAGATTTTTAACCAAGGCTGGAATGGTTCATGAGGAAAGTTCAATAGCCATTAGAAGAGCTTTTGATAAGGCAATGTCAAACGGACAGAATATAATATTTGATGGAACTTTCAAGAATTATAAGAAATATGACAAGTTACTTGGATTGGCTAAGGGTAAGGGGTATAGGACAACAGTATTAGTTACCGACCTTAATCCTAATAAGGCCATGACAAGAGCTATTGCTAGATATAAGAAGAGTGGTAGATTACCTTCTTTGGAAATTGTGGCTAATGCACAAAAAGGAGTTTCTGAGGCAGTTAGTAAGTTGAAAGATAAAGCTGATAAATTTCAATTATGGAATAATGCTGGAAAAGAATCGAGAATCATAATGAGGCAAAGTAAAAGTTCTGTTGGAAAAGTTACGACTACCATTTATGATAAAAAACAGACTGATATATTCTTGAATAATAAATATAATACAATTTTTGATGAATTATAATATGGCTAAAGACCCAATACAATTATATAAAAAGCGAGAAGCTGAAGATGAAAAAAGACTTGGACGAAAATTGGATGTGGATGAGAGAGCAGATTTAATGGATGATGTAATGTTTAATATTTTAGATAAAACTAAAATTCCTGATGAGGAGATTAGTGATTTAGAAATAACTGGTTTAAAAGATTAATAATAATAAATTTAATCGAGGCCTAGAGGCGCTTCGAACTAAATAATAAACAAATTTATGGTCGAGAAAAAATTAAAACACATTGAAGCTTTAACTGAAGTAAAAAATGGTAAGCTAATTGCTATTGCTTCTACTGAAACAGAAGATAGAGTTGGTGATAGTTTAAAAGCAGGAGATTGGGGATTAGAAAGATTTAAACAAAATCCAGTTCTTCAGGCAGGACATGATTATAAGCCTCAATACACTATCGGGGTTGCAAAAAATATGTATATAGATAAGATGAATAGACTTGTTTTTGAGCCTGTCTTTCATGAATTTACACAATTAGCAAGAGACATAAAAAATATGTATGTTGGTGGAGTGCTTAAGGCTTGGAGTGTTGGGTATATTCCAAAACCTGATGACCAGTCAGAAGACGAAAAAGATGGCAAAACACCTAAATCATTTAATGAATTATTAGAAGTTTCAGCTGTCGCTGTTCCAGCTAATGCTGAGGCATTGACTATGGTTGAAAAAGGAATTGAGAAGGCTGACAAAGTAGAAAATAAAACAATTAAAGATATTGAAGGTTGGACTAAAGAGAGTTGTAATATTGTAACAGGAGAATGTAAGACGTTAAAGAAAGAAGAAAAACAAACTTATAATTGCGAATGTCTTGATTGTGAACATAAAATGACATCTGATAAGCATTGTGTGGATATTGAGTGTCCAGAATGTGGAGGCAAGATGAGACGAGTCGAGAGACCAGGACAAGGACGTGAAGTAGAAGGTCAAGTTGTTAAAAGATGGAATCGTACATTGTCGAAAGCGTTTGATATTGCAAGAGCAGAGAGTAAACCAGCTACTTTTGAATATGATGTTTATACTAAATTTCTTGACTGTAAGATTAAGGATGTTTTTGTTAACGACTATATGATTCCTAGTCCGTTGCTTGGAAGTTATCTAGCAGGATTTAAAGAATTATCAAATAGATTTGAATTAGTTGATACTCGTAATTATTATTGGAATGGCGGAGGAGAAACACCTCCAGCATATGAAGTAATTAAACTTACCTCGGAAAAGTCTGACGATTTCCTTATTGATGGAATGAATTTCTATAAAAGCAATGGTAAGAATTCTTTAATTGTAAAATTTACACCTACTTGGCAAGGAATATTAGTAACAATAATAAATGCTTCAAAGAAAAAAGAAGTAAACAAAAGTTTGTTAAGTGATGTTCACAAGTGGGTAAAGAAAAATAATTTTCTTAAGAATGAAAAGTTTGCGATTAGTGGTGAATTTTTACCTAAATCTGAAAAGACTTGGG